CAACCAGCCGGCAAGCACGCCGCCCAACAGCGGCACTAAATACAGACAACACACCAAAAACAATCATCCAAAACAAACACACACCTATAGGGGGGTCAAAAGTGTAATGTCCGATTTGGCTAAGACCCGCGCAGGCTTATTTTTTTCGCTGCATGTTTTTCCGGGGTTTTGCACAGCGCAAAACAGGGCCCCTATGACCCCCCGGCAGGTCTTTCGACGGCCGAGGGCGTGTAGTAGGCCCTGCGAGCACTAGCTAAGCACGCCTCAGGGTAAGGCGTCAAGCGCAATAAGTGGCGGATCTCGCGGGTTAGCCGCGTTCTTTCACGGTTACAGCGCTGATCCTAACGGATCACGCTGTGTTGTGTGACGAAGGCCACACGAACTAGGCGCACCCGCGTTCGCGTGGGGTCACCGATGTATAGGTTAGAGCCCCTGGGGGGGTAAGGGGGGGCCAAGTATGGCCCCTTAGGGCCAAGGGCTCTTAAGGGCCCCGAAGGGCGCCAGCCCGAGAGGGGCTGACACCAAACGAACCCCTGAAGGGTTCGCCGCCAGAGCGAACCCCTTCTAGAAGCGGCCTTGAGGGCCGCTAACTAAAGAACTTAACGCGCATGCGCGCGAGGCTGGTTCTCTTCAACTTCCCGCCGAGAGCTTCGCTCCCGCCGGGCTCGACTACCCGCCGGTTAACCCCGGCGGGTAGGCCACATGCCGCCCTTGAGGGGCGGATATCGCATCGGCCTTAAGCCGATGCTCTTAAGGGGGGATCACCATCCCCCGTTCCATGTGCCGACGTTGCCGCCGGCTTGTTCCTCTCGGTGAGCCCTACTGCCCGCAGCACCGCGCACAGGCGCGGTACTCGTCGGCATGGGCGACGAACAGCCGCTTAGCGCGGCTGGCTCATCCTTGGTGTGTTCGCTGCGGTTCGGTCGTTGACCTCACTGCGGATCACATCATCCCGCGTTCGCGCGGCGGGTCAGATGAACTCCACAACATCCAGGTTCTATGCCGCTCGTGTAACAGCAGGAAGCTCAATCACCGGAGGGGGTGAAATTCTCGTGCCAGGGCCTTTGCCGAAGCCAACCCAACTCAAACTTTTGACTGGCAATCCAGGCAACAGGCCTCTTAACGAGAACGAGCCCCAGCCGACCAAGGCGGAGCCGGTTAAGCCGCCGTGGCTGAAGGGCCGCGCCGCAGCGGCCTGGAAGGAACTAGTCCCGGAGCTGGCCCGCATCGGGCTTCTCACGGTCGTTGACGGTCACGCCCTTGCCGTGTACTGCGAGGCGTGGGCAACGTATGTCGAGGCCTCCGAGATCGTTCGCACTGAGGGGATTCTCATTGACTCCTACCGGGGCGGCAAAGCCAAAAACCCCGCAGCTCAGATCATGCGGGATTCCGCAGATCTGATGATGAAAGTCGGTGGGCAGTACGGGCTGACGCCGGCCACTAGGGCGCGGCTTCAGGTGCCGGACGACGGCACGGACAACTTCGATATGGAGTCGCTTTTGAGCGGCTGAGGTTTCCAGCGGACACGGGGGGCCGCTGGATTGGCGGTTGAGGCCCCGGGGTTGAGTCTGACTCCCCCGGGCCTCCCGCAAACTGCCGGTAGCTCAGTGGGTAGAGCGGCGGATTGAAAATCCGCAGGTCGCAGGTTCGATCCCTGCCCGGTCGGCTTTTCTCGGGTAGTTCAATCGGCAGAACGGCGTCCGTGAAGGACGTGCGTTGCGGGTTCGAGTCCCGCCCCGAGAGCTTCAAGGGGAGGTTACATGGCACGTCGCATACAGACTCACGTGGCGCGGATTCCGCGCGTCCGGTCACCAAAGGCCGTGAAGCCACCGCGGCCGGTGAAGCCGCCGAAGGACGTTACCCTGCCGGGCTACAGCATGGGCCGGACTTCGAACCGCTCGCCCCGGGCCGGGGCGCATGTTCATCACCACCACGCGACGCCGAAGGCGAAGCACCTGCATGCAACCCCGAAGCATGCCCTCAAGCGGCATGCGCACAAGCCTCATCACTGACGGTTACTTATTGCCCTTGACGGATCAAGGGTGCTACCTTCGGCCCTGCTAGGCACTGGGGCCCGTTCGAGCGGACCCCAGTGCATTGGACACCAGGGATCGGACCCCCAGTGCGAATTCAGCGTAGCAACCCCACTTCCAGCTTCACGGTTTTGCCGAACGGGACGCTTCAGGACCACGAGTTGTCGTTCATGGCCCGGGGCATCCTGGCCTACCTGGTGTCGCTGCCGGATGGCAGCCGCGAAAGCATTAAGACGCTGGCTGGAAGGTCGCGGGAGGGCCGCACGGCCGTCGCAAACGCTATGCGGGAGCTGGAAACCGCGGGCTTCCTGAAGCGCGTGAAGCGCCACGCGGGCGGCGCGATCGGGACCGAGCTGGTTGTGTCGGATGTCCCGATGGTTGAGCCCGTGGGGCCCGTGATCGTGGACTCCACGTCTGTGGGCGTCGGGACCTCGGACCAGGAAGTTCTAAAGAACCTCTCTTCAAAGAACCCAAACCCAAACCAGGCGCCTGCGGCGCCGGACGGGTCTGGTTCGGTCGAGATGACTCGATCGGAGAAGGCCCTTGCGGGCCTGGCAGCCATTGACGGCCGGTTGCACCTGACTGCCGGGGACGTAGCGGCCTTGACGCCTCTTGCGGATGAGTGGTTTGCCCGGGGCGCCGATGAGCGGCGGTTTGCCGCCGTGTTGACCCTGGCGCTTCCGGAGGAAATCAGCTACCCGGCCGCGTTCCTTCGCCGCCGGCTCACCGACAAGATGCCCGCCGCACGGCCCGCAGAGGCCTCTGTGAAGCCCTCACAGCCGCTCCGGTACGAGTGCCCCGACTGTGACCGCCCCGTGGCCTCTGAGGGCCCTTGTAGGGCTTGTGGCGTCAACGGAACTACAACCCCGGAGCCTGCCCCGCGTTTTGACTGGCGCGAAATCGGGCGCCAGTTCGGCGCCGATGCCTTTGCCTTGAAGATCTAGCCCCGCCCGCTTCTAGACCAGCACCGGAGGCCCCTGTGGGGGCCTTTCGGCGTGCCCTTGGGGGTGAGGATGCTTCTCGCACCCCATGCCCCACCGGAGCCCGCCGAGGGAACGTTCCGATGGGACTTGCCGGCGGCCGATCGGGTCGTGAACTTCTTTGAAAAGGTCCTGGTTCACACTAAGGGCCGGCATGCTCGAAAGCCTTTCATCCTGGCCGACTGGCAGAAGGATGAGATAGTCAGGCCCCTTTTCGGGACCATGGCCTATGACGCGCAGTATGACGAATGGGTTCGTCAGTACCGCGTGGCGTGGCTTGAGATGGCCCGCAAAAACGGCAAGTCGGAGCTGGCCTCCGGCTTCGCCCTGTATGGGCTTGTGGGCGACGGGGAGGAATCCGCGGAGGTCTATTCTGTCGCGGCTGACCGCGACCAAGCCTCCTTGGTATTCGACGTTGCGCGGCGGATGGTCGAGCTTTCTCCCATTCTGTCCAAGCGCCTGGTGATCGTTTCCTCTAAGAAACGCATCATTGATCCCTCAACGAACAGCTTCTATGCGGTCCTTCCTGGGGACGCCTCCGGCGCCCTCGGGACGAACCCGAGCATGGTCCTTTTTGACGAGGTTCTGACGCAGAAAGACCGGCATCTGTGGGATGCGATGCGCCAGGGATTCGGTACCCGGCGTCAGCCGATTCTTATTGCCACTACTACGGCCGCCTACACGTCGGCTCGGTTTGCCTTGGAGGAACACGAGTATGGAGAACAACTCCTCGCCAACCCTGCCGGCGACTCCGCCCGGTTCGTGTTCATGCGAAACACACCGCGCGATGCAGATTGGCGCCATGAAGGCCACCCCGCAGACCCCGAGCGGGGAATTGAAGCAACCGGATGGTACATCGCCAACCCCGCCCTTGGAGATTTCCTCTCCATCGGAAACCTGAGGTCTGAGGCGATAGAAGCCGAGTCGAAGCCGTCTGCTGAGAACGCCTTCCGGGTGTTCCGGCTGAATCAGTGGGTTTCGCAGGCGGAACGCTGGCTTGACATGCAGGTGTGGGATGCGAACGCGTCCATGGCGGTCGATCGGGAGGCCCTGAAGGGCCGTTGCTGCTTTGCCGGCCTGGACCTTGCTTCCGTGTCCGACTTCACGGCGTGGGTTCTGCTTTTCCCCGGTTCCCCTGAGGACCCGGAAGCCGAGGGCTTTACAGTCCTCCCCCGCTTCTGGATACCCCGGAAGGCGCTGAAGGCGCGTGGGGCGCAGCGGGAAACGCTGGAGTACTGGCGGAACCTCGGATACCTGACGATCACCGATTCTGACACCACGGATTACAACGTGGTGAAGGAAGAGATCGGCAAGGACGCCGAAGACTTCTGCATAGATCTCTTCGGCTATGACCCGTGGAACGCCACCCACCTAGTGAGCGAGCTTGAAGACGGCGGCCTTGAGGGCGTTAAGGCGCCTCAAACGTCGGCCCGGATGACCGACCCGTGCAAGTGGATGGAATCCCTTCTTGCCCAGGGCCAGCTACATCACGGCGGTAACCCCGTCCTCCGCTGGATGGCGGACAATGTCGAAGTTCAATACACGGGAGAAGGCCTGTTCAAGCCTTCTAAAGCCAAGTCTGGCGACAAGATCGACGGCATTAGCGCGCTTCTGAACGCGCTGTTTGTTGCCTTCACTGAAAACGATACAGAGGTGGGCTTTATCAGCCTTGCCGACTAACGGGGGTGGGTTGATGAAGCGCAGTCGCGCACTGGAATGGTTCGCCTCAATGCTTGAGTCTGGGGGCGTACTCGTTATTGCCTACGGCGCCGGCCTGATGTACAAGCCGCTTGGGTGGCTGGTTTTCGGCACCCTTCTAGCCCTTTGGGGCTGGGCTCTGTCCCCGAAGGGGCAAGACGCCATGGCCAATGCCAGGGAGCGGGGGCCTGAGCACCGGTGAGTCTCTTCTCTCGCATTGAGAAGCGAGGGGGGCTCGGGTGGCTGTCTTCACAGCCGCCCGTTGACTGGGTGCGTAACGCCTTCCTCGCCAATGACCCGATCTACTCGGGTAAGAGCGTCAACGAGCAGACCGCCATGCAGGTTTCGGCGGTCTATTACTGCGTTGGCCTCATCTGCGACGCTATCGCGTCGCTGCCAATCCAGGTCTTCAAGGAATACCCGGACGGCACCACGGACTACGTCCGGTCGCCTCCGTGGCTTCGCAAGCCCAATTACCGGATGACGCCTTTTGACTTCTGGCAGCGCGTGTTTATGTCGCTGCTTGTCGCGGGCAACGCCTACATCTACACGCTGCGCAATGGTAACGGTGACGTTGTCGAGCTTTGGCCCATTCACCCGTCGTGGGTCTATCCGTACCCCGAAGAGGGCTCCACTGACATTGTCTACGACGTTAACGGCATCAAGATGGACGCGACCGAGATTCTTCACATCCCGGCTATGTCCATGCCGGGATACTTGACGGGCCTTAGCCCGCTTGAGGCCGCCCGGCAGGCTATCGGCGTTGCCATGGTCACCGAAGAATTCGGCGCGAGGTTCTTCTCTGAAGGCGCCTACATGTCTGGGATCATCCAGACCACGAACAAGATGAACGGCGATGAGGCTAAGCGCCTCAAGAACGAGTTCATGAAGAACCACAAGGGCGTGGCCAACAGTCACGCCGTGGGCGTGCTGACCGGCGGTGCCACCTGGCACCCGATTACGATCACGCCGGAACAGTCGCAATTCTTGCAGACGCGGAATTTCACGAAAGCCGATATTGCGCTGTTCTACCGCGTGCCGGCATACCGGGTTGACCCTGCGGTTACGTCGTCTTGGGGCAAGGGTGTTGAAGAGCAGAACTATCAGCTTGCTCAGGACACCTTCGCGCCGTGGGCGGCGCGTGTCGAACAAGCCATTAGCACGTTCCTCTTGCCCGGTTTCCAACAGATGCGTTTCAACATGGACGCTCGCCTACGGGCCAAGCTGTCCGAGCGCTACCAGGCATATGCGCTGGCTATTCAGAACAGCATGATGTCTCCGGATGAGGCGCGGGCCAAGGAAGGCGAGCCTCCGATTCCCAACGGTAAGGGCGATCAGTGGTTCCGCATGGCAACGGTTATTGGCATTGACGAAAACCTGCCCACGATCAGCGACAAGAATAAGCAGCCGGACATTGTTGACGGCGGCGACGCCGGCTCGTTCATGTTCACTCCCCCGGCAACTCAACCACAAGCACCTAGCGACGGGGGAAAGCAGAATGAGCCTGCTTGAGCGGCGGGCGGTCGATACCGCCTTCGACATTACTAACACCGGGGACCGGTGGCAGTTCACCGGCTACGCCGCCAAGTTCGACACCCGAAGTCATGACCTCGGGGGCTTCATCGAAACGGTTCGAGGTGGCGCGTTCCAGCGCGCCATCAACGAGGGCCAGGACGTGAGGGCCCTCATCAACCACAATCCGGGGCTGATCCTGGGGCGTACCGCTTCGGGCACGCTGAAGCTCTCTGAGGACTCGACCGGGCTGCACTACCAGGTGGACGCTCCGGACACGTCCTACGCGCGAGACCTGGCGGAGTCCATGCAGCGCGGTGATGTCACGCAGTCGTCTTTTAGTTTCCGCGTCCGCCAGGACGACTGGCAGAAGGAAGGCAGAGGCCGGCTCCGGACGCTCATCGATCTGGACCTTCTGGACGTGAGCCCCGTGACGTATCCCGCCTATGAGGACACCGAATCAGGTGTCCAGGGCGCAGCTCGGGCGCTGCGAGCCGCGTGCGAAGCCCGCGGTTGGGATCTGACTGCCGATGACTCGGCGGGCGGATGGAATCCGCTTCCGCCGGCACCCGAAGACAACGACGCTATCCGGCTCGCCCTCCGGGCGATTCGGCTTAGGGGCCGCGCCTAAGGCGCGCTGCTCCACCACTTCAGAGGCCTTCCCCGAATGTGCGGGGTGGGCCTCTTTCGTATGCCGCTTTAGCGGCCCCTAGGGGGAGGCAATACCTTGACGAACTATGCGGCTGCGGCCGAAGCCCTGCTGGAGAAGCGGGCGAACATTTTTGAGCAGCGCAAGGCACTGACTGACAGCCTGACGGCCGGCGAGGAGCCGACCGCAGAGCAGCGCAGTCAGCTCGACAAGATGGATGCGGACCTTGACCGCCTGGGGGCGGAGGCCCGCTCCATCGTGGAAGAGGGCGAGCGGGAGGTGCAGGCGGCCGAGCTGCGCCAGCGCGCGGTTGCCCTGGGGGCGAAGCCCGGGGTTTTCACCGGCGACCAGCAGCGCCAGATGCAGGGGCCGAGCCTGTCTGACGAGATTCGGGCTCTGGAGTACGGCAAGACGCTGACCATTGGTGCGGATCAGTATATCCGGCCGGGCGATGAGGCCCGCGCGGCTCTGGCCGCCGTTGAACAGCGTGTCGCTACCACCGGCGTTGCCGCCAATGCCGGCGCGACGATCCCGACCAGCTTTGTTGCGCGCGTTCTGGAGTACATGCTTCCGAATATCGGCGTGTGGCAGTGCAACCCGACCATCATCACGACGGCCGGCGGAAACCCGATGACTTTCCCCCGCCTGACCGGACGCCCGACCATTGCGCCGGTCGCGGAGAACACCACTTTTCCGACGAGCGACGCGGCGTTCAACAACTTCACCCTGTCGGCTCACAAGTATGGCGTCATCGTCCAGGTGAGCAAGGAAATGGTGGAGGATTCCGGGATTGACATTGCGGGCTTCATTGCCCAGCAGGCCGGTATTATGGCCGGCCGCCAGGTCGCGCATGATCTGCTGGTGGGAACCGGCGCCAGCGGCCAGCCGCACGGCGTTCTGACTGCCGCTGTCGCGGCCAACGCCGGTACCACCATGGGCACCATCGGCGCTATTTCTGGTGACGACATTATTGCGCTGTATTACAGCGTGATTGACGCCTACCGGGGTAACGCTAAGTTCCTGATGCAGGATGCGACCGTGGGTAAGCTCCGAGGTGTCAAGGATGCCTATGGTCAGTACCTGTGGCAGCCCGGCCTAGTGTCCGGCGCTCCGGACATGCTGCTGGGCAAGCCGGTGAATACGGACATCAACATGCCGGCGGTGGGCACCGGCAACAACTGTGTGCTTTTCGGCGACTTCTCCAAGTACTACGTGCGCCAGGTCAACGGCGTTCAGATCGAGAAGAGTTTCGAGTACGGCTGGGGCTCCGACCTGGTCTCCTACAAGGTGACTTGGCGTGGTGACGGCGACTTGTCCGACACCACTGGGGCGCTGAAGACCCTCGTTGGCAAGTGATCCCGAAGGGCAGGGCTTAGCGCCCTGCCCTCTTCTTTCTTAGGGGGTCTCCTTGTCTCTTCTCCGCGGCTTTTCAGGAACGCTTAGCGCAACGTTCATGACCGATGAAACGGCTGTAGATGCCGGAGCCGTCACGGTGACGGTAACCAATGAGGCCGGGACGGTCGTTGCCTCCGGCAACGCCTCTACCGCCTCTACGGGCGTCTATACGTTTCCCATACCGGCCCAGACGGCACTAGGGACGCTAACGGTTTCGTGGGCCGGCACTTCTCTGTCGCAGACCACGCAGGTTGACGTGATCGGCTCGCCCCTATTCAACCTTCCCGATTTGCGGGCAGCCGATAAGGCTTTTGCCGATACAGCGAAGTTCCCGACTGGGGCGCTTAGCGCCGCCCGCGACGCGGTCACGGACGAGTTCGCGCGCATCTGCGGAAGGTCGTTCGTCCCCAAGGGGGACGTGTTTACGACGATGCTCGACAACACGGGGTTTCTGCTTCTCCCGCATGCGGACGTGACAAAGCTTGTTTCCGTCACGATTGACGGCGCAGCGCAGGATGTGACCACGCTTCAGCTTGACCCGATCGGCAAGGTTACGGGCCTTCCGACGCTTCAGGCGGCGACGCTCAGTCAGTTGTGGGATGGGTCGATCGGCTCCGGCGCGCCGGGGCCAGGCCTCACGGTCGTGAGCTACGAATACGGTTTCTCGTTCGTCCCGAACGATCTGTATCGGGCTGCTGTACAGCGCTCGCGCTTCATCCTTGCCTCTATCGCCTCCGGCATTCCGGACCGCGCAACGAGCTTCGTTGCGACGGAGGGCGGCTCTTTCACCCTGGCTACGCCCGGTTCTGGCATTTGGCAGACCGGCATTCCTGACGTTGACGCGGTGCTGGCCCGCTACACCATCGCCCCGAAGGGCGTGGTGGCCGTATGACTGGCAACAACTCTACAAACGCCCTCTTGGTTAAGGCCGCCGTTCAGGCGGCTTTGCAGGCCGATAGCGGCCTTACGGGCGTTGACGTCGTGTGGGGTCCGGATCCTCGGGACCAGCCGCAACAGTGGGTCCTGTTGGGTGCTATCCGCTGGGATAATGAGGACTGGAAGACGCTTAAGACCAAGCAAGAGGTTTTCACCCTCGATCTCATTATTGAGGTGATGGAAACGGCGTCGTCCTCGTTCGAGGTTGAGTCTCAGGCCGCGTCGATCAACACGCGCCTTGAGGCGTTCTTTAAGGCCAATCCGGGGCTTGGCCTTCCGTATGTCGTCTCGTCCATTTACAACCCTGGCCGGCTGTTGTCGTTCCCTGCGGATGACCGCTGGGTGGGCCAGTTTCACGGGGAGTTGCGCGTCATAGCGCGCGTTTAATCGGGGGGTTCATCTTGGCTACGGCCATCGTCTACGGGGGCCCGTCTACTGCGGTTACCGCGCCAGACGGCACCGTGTTTCCTATCGGGGTTTCAGTCCCCGTTGATGACGCCTTGGCGGCGTCTCTTCTGCTTCAGAACTTCAGCATTGCGAAGGCCTCTGAGGCTGCGCCTACGGCGCTTTCGGGACCTGCCGAGGCTCCCGCTATTCAGGCTCCGGCTCCGGCCGTGAGCGTTGCCTCTGCGGCCGTTCCTGCGGCTGCCCCGGCCGCGCCTGCGGGGCCGGTTCTAACGCCTGTTACGGGGGTGTGATCCATGACCGTTTACAGCGTTCATGACAGCTTTCTAGGGATGGCCGAAGAGTCCATCTATGACACGCCGGTGGCCCCGGCGAGGTTCTTTGAGCTTCAGACTGAGTCGTTTGCCGGCAAGTACAGTCGCATTGACGCTAAGGGCGTCAGGGCCGGTAACCGCGTTCAGCGGTCTGACCGGTGGGCCCCGAATTTTAAGGGCGCGGACGGCTCTGTCAAGTTGGAAGTGCTGGACTCAGGTTTCGGTCTTCTGCTTAAGCACATGCTGGGCGCTATCAGCGCCGGCACGCCTTCGGGCGGCGTGACCACCTATACCGCGACCATCGGGAACCTGGCGGGCTTGTCTTCGACTTGGCAGGCCGGCCGGTATGCGACGGACGGCAGCCTGACGCCGTTCACCTACAGCGGCGGGAAGGTTCACAACTGGGAGCTGGGCGCGGCGGTTGACGGCATCCTTGAGCTGTCCCTAGCGATGGACTTTGCCGAAGAGCACATCGGCCCGGGGGCGGGGCCTCTGGCCCTGGCCGTGCCGACCTATCCGGCCGTCTCGCAGCTTTTCACCTACGTTGGCGGCTCCGTCACGGTGGCCGGCACCGCGTTCTACGCGCACGACGTCATGTTTAAGGGCGATAACGCCCTGAAGGTTGACCGTTTCTTCATGGCCAATAACGGCATCAAGAAAGAGCCGCTTGAGCAGGAGTTCCGGAAGATCACGTGGGAGCTTAAGGGCGAGTTCGACGGAATGACGCAGTTCAACCGTGTGGCTGCGGCAACCAACGCAGGGGCCACCGCTGCGATTGTGGCGAACTTCGCCACCCCGCAGGGCGGGGCGCTGTCGATCAACATCCCGGCGGCTCGTTTTGACGTTGGCCCGCCGCACATCGACGGGGCGAAGATCCCCGAGATTTCGTTCACGGGTATCGCCCTGGACGACGGTACGGACCAGCCGATCACGATCACCTACGCGTCTAAGGACGCGTCGGCGTAATGCCTTCCGGCCGGGGCAAGAACTTCACTAGCAACTACTCAAACGACTTCAGCCAGAAGATTGAGGTTGAAGGCCTGTATGAGTTCTTGGCGCAGATGAAGGCAGCCGCCCCGGAGGTCGTTAAGCAGGTTGCCGAGGTCAACAAGAAAGCGGCGGACATCGTTAAGGATGCCGCCGCTGCTAAGGCCGCGGGGATCGGCTCTACGGCCGCCAAGGCGGCCCAGTCTCTTGCCACCTCTAAGGCGGCTCGGCAAGCCTCCGTGCGCCTTGGGCGCGGTGCGCCTTACGCGTTCGGCGCCGAGTTCGGCGCCAAGAGATACAACCAATTCAAGCCTTGGACCGGCAATCAATGGGTGGAGGGCTCCGGCCCCGCCGGAGGCGTCGGCTACTTCCTTTACCCGGCCATCCGGGAGCAGAAGGCCAAGGTTGAAACAGAGTACATGGCTTCAATGCTGGCGCTTATGCGCATGGCCGGCTTCCACGTGACGGAGTCCGCCGGCGACTAACGACTGAGGGCCCGGCGCTAACCGGGCCCTTTCTCGTTCCCCCTACTTACCTCCCTTGACGACTTAAGGAGTTTCTATGTCTGCTCTGAACCTGAACCCGGAAGAGCTGTCCCTTGGTGACCTCGAGGATTTCGAGGAGATCACCGGCATGCAGCTTCAGGATGCGTTGGCTGCTAAGCCCGTTCTTGACGCTGAAGGCAACCAGGTGAAGGACGAGAAGGGCCGTCCTCTGCGTGAGGCGCAGTTGTCGGTCAAGGTCATTAAGGCGCTGGTGTACATCACCAAGCGCCGCGACAATCCGGATTTCAAGCTTGAGGATGCCCGCGACGTGAAGGTGACCGAACTCAACTTCACGGAGGCGGATGAGGCGGGAAACGCCTAAGGCTGGAACGGCTTAAGGACTGGGCGCTTCTGTCCGAGTTCTACGGCTGGACTCCGGCCCAAATACGAACCATAACGCTCGGCGAGTACCGGGTGTATCTCGCCCATGCAAAGCACCTAAGGGATTCGGGGGGTCACCGTGGGGGCTGGTGAGAAGGTCCTTCGGGTCATCATCGCGGGTGACGCAATGGGCGCGGTTACGGCCATTGGGGAGCTGACGCACGGGCTAGAACATGCGCACTCCGAGGTGGATAAGCACGGCGGCGGCATCACGTCAATGCTTGGCGGCGCCGCTAAGGGAATCGGCCTGTTCGCGGTCGGCGCCGTTGCGGCGGCCGGCGTGGTCGCTGACGAGTTCTACAAGATGGGTTCCGGCTACGAGCAGAACCTAAACGCGATTCAGGCCTTCACCCATTCGACTGATGGCCAGATGAAGGCACTTGAAAGCCAGCTGTACAGCATGTCTCCGCAGTTTGCCAAGATGGGGCAGACCGTTGGTGATGCCTCAGAGGCCCTGTACGACCTGACTAAGGCTGGCGCCAATTCCAAGGATGCGATGGTTGAGCTAACGCCCACGATGGCGTTGGCGAAGGCTACCAATACCGATTTCTCGGAGTCGGCTAAGGAAATGACGCGGGTTCTTAACTCGTTCGGGTTGAAGGCCTCCGATTCGTCGATGGTCGCGGACACGCTGACCAATGCCACGCACACGAGTACACAGACGCTTCAGGACATGGCGGATGGTCTGAAGTATGTGAGCGTCGCCGCTCACGATTTCGGTATTAACTTGCAGACGACTGCCGGCGTTATGGCGATGTACTCCAATGCTGGTCTTAACGGGACGCAAGCCGGTACCGCGTTCCGGCAGATGCTTCTGAACATGTCGGCCCCGACGAAGGCCGCCAGGGACGGCATGAAGGCCATTGGTCTTGAGGCGTTCGATGCGCAGGGCAAGATGAAGCCTTTGGGGGACATCTTCCAGCAGTTGCAAGACAAGTTCGGCAAGGGTCTGGACGCGCATTCGCTTCAGCAGATTGCCCCGTACCTGAAGGACATTTTCGGGGCTCGCGGCGTTGAGCCGATTCTAGCTGCCATCCGCCAGGGTGGCGGGGGCCTTCAGAATTACATCAACCTGATGAACCGTACGGGCGAGGCCAGTGCGATTGCTCAGGCCAAGTCTAAGGGCCTTTCGGGTACGTTCAACGAGCTGAAGGCCACGGTTGAGAGCACCGTTCAGCACTTGTACATGCAGGCCGCACCGCGGCTTGCCGCGTTCCTTCAGCCCATGGTTGCTTCGCTGCCTGGCGCGCTGTCAAAGTTCGGACACTTTGGTGAACAGGCTTGGGATGCGTTCTCTAAGGGCGCCTCTGGCGGAGGTGCCGGCGGAACTGGCGGGATTCAGAAGGTCTTCGCGACGGCTGGTGAGTTCGTCCGAAACGTTTTGATTCCCGAGCTGAAGGGCATAGGCCAGGTTTTTGAGCGGGACATTGTCCCGATCATGAAGGATGGCCTTCGGATCTTTGGCGCTATGGCGCCTGTGGTGCTGCGGATCAGCGAAGACCTGGCAAAGGATGTTGCGCCGATCCTCCGGGATATCGGGCGCTTTGTTGAGAAGGACGTTCTTCCGTCTCTGCGGAAGATGTCGGTTTGGGTCGCTCAGGATCTCGTTCCGAAGATCGATAAAATGTGGTCGAAGCTCCAACCGATTTTAGCGATGCTGGCCGAGTGGATCGACAAGAAAATCGTTCCACTTCTCGATTGGGCTTGGAAGAAGGCGCAGCCGCTCTTTGCGGATCTGGGAAAGCTGATCGGGACTTTGATTGACGCTCTGACTGGCTTGTTCGAGATCGCAAAGCCGATTCTGTCCTGGCTGCTTAACGTCCTCGGCGGCCCTTTGATTTCGGTTTTGAAGGGCTTTCTTGACGGTTGTTTCCGCATCGTGAAGGGCGTGATTGACGCCTTCCAGGGGATCCTAGATTTTGTCGAGGGGATCTTCTCGGGGAACTGGTCGAAGGCCTGGACCGGCATCAAGGAGTTCGTGTCAGGCATCTTCAATCTGATCATCGGGATTATCGAAGTCGCAATCTTCGGCAAGATCCTGAAGGCTGCCGTTGCCGGATTCGAGGCCATCGGCGAAGCAATCATGAGCCCCGTAAAGGGCGCCTATGATTGGATGGTCGGCCTCTGGGACAGCATGACCGGCTTGTGGGATCGGGGTATAGCCGGGATTAAGCAGCTTTGGGCGCAGGGGTGGCTGAACGTCAAGCAAGAGTTCTCCCAGTTCATCACGTCGAACTGGCGGGACTTCACTTCTTGGGCCGGCAGGCTTACGGATTGGTTTACTTCGCTGCCTGGCCGCGTTGGCGGCTGGCTGCGCGGCGCCGGTTCCTGGCTTGTGCAATCCGGCTCGGATCTGCTTTCCGGCTTCCTTAGCGGAATCAACCGCGGGGCTGCCGCAACCTGGAATTGGCTTAAGGCCCTTCCTGGCGCCGTTGGCGGCTGGTTTGCGAATATAGGAAGCTGGCTGGTTGATGCCGGCTATAACATGATCATGGGCATGATCAATGGCATTAAGCAGGCTGCCGGCGCCCTGAAGGACGCATCCGTTAACGTCGTGAAGGACGCATACGACGGGGTGAAGTCGTTTCTTGGCATCAACAGCCCCTCAAGGCTTTACATCGGCGTTGGCTCAAGCCAAGGCGAAGGCATGATTAAGGGCGTTCAAAGGCAGGCTTCGGCCGTGCATGACGCCGTTGTGGCACTGGTGACGCCTCCGGCGTCGAAGTTCTCTGCGGCATTCCGTCAGCAGTCCCGGACGGCCGCTGCGGCGGCTGCCGCTAACGCCCGCAGCGCGGGCCAGCTCTGGGGTTCCAGCGGCGCCACAGGGCCCGCACAGGGCGGCTATGGGCCTGCCGTGAACGTCACTATCAATGTCGCTGGCTCGATCCAGGCAGAGAAGGACTTTGCGCGGAAGATGGCTACGGCCATCCGTGACGAGATCCGCCAGATTGGCCGCCGCAACGGCGGCTCTACGGGCCTGACAGGCATCGCCTAAGCACATATCTACGGGGAGGGGTGAACGGGCTCCACGCTCACGCGTGGGGCCCTTCCTGCTATGTCTACATCACTCGGGGTTCACATCTCTTGGACCGGCCTTCCTGGCGATTCCGCCGTGACCTGGTCTGACGTGTCTTCGGACGTTACGGCCATCGATACACAGCGCGGACGCTCGACCGAGCTGGATCAGGTCCAGACCGGCACGGCCAGTATTCAGTTCGACAACGCACAGGGCTTGTACACGCCTGGCAGGCCGTACGGCCCGGAGCTGCTGCCGGCAGCCGTAAAGGGGACCGGCGACGTTACGCAGTGGACCCATGGCCCGCACGCCGCCTTGTCGATCAACAGCACCAAGAACCCTCCTGTGGCATACCTCGGAAGCTCCACGGTTCTTGAGATCGACATGACCTCGGCGCTTGCGCAGGAGGACCAGGCCGTCTCTGCGGCCATTCCCGTGACGCCGGGGAAGGCCTACAAGGCGTCGTTTCTTATGCAGTCAACGGCCACGGCGGCCGGGATCGTGTCGGCCCGGCTCGCGTTCTACAACTCGGCGGGAGCCGAGATCACAACCGGCATAGACCACGACTTTGCCTATCGGCAGTACGCGGACGTTGTGAAGGCAAGCCTTCCAGACACGTATCACCGCATGGGCGCCAACGAGACCCTGACCAACCAGAGCAACGCCCTGGTGGGCGTTGACCCGATGGTTTGCTACAACGTCGGCTCTGCGGCTTCCTGGTCTAACTATCAGGGCTCCGGCCCTGGCGCGGCGGCGTTCAACGGGACCTCCTCGGTCGCGGAGCCGTGCGGGCTCCACCTCATCGGGCAGGGGTCGCCAATGAGCTACGAGCTTTGGTTCAGCACCACTTTGGCGGGGCCTCTCCTGTCGGAGTACCAGAACGCTGCCGGGGGCTTTACTAACCCGATTGCTCCGACTGGCAGTGTGGACATGACTTCCGGCCGGCTGTGGCCGGCGCTGTACGTGGGAACAGACGGCTACCTCTACGCACAGTCGGGCGTTGGGACGCAGGCACAAGTGAAGTCTCCCTATTGGGTGAATGACGGCCTTTGGCACCACCTTGTCGTGACCGGCGGTGGCGCCGCCATAACCTATTACCTGGATGGCGTCGCCATCGGCACAGACGGCAATGGCAACGGCAACCCGAACCGTCCAATCATCGGATGCGGTGACTTCACGCACAACACCACCCTTCCGCACGCGACAGGCACCCCGGCTCTCGCCGCGATGCCTACGGCCAACTTCTTTACCGGCAGCATCTCTGACTTTGCCCAGTACCGGCACGGCCTGTCCGCCAAGGACATTGCCGACCACTACCGGCACGGCATCACAACTACGCGACGGCTTCCGTTCAACACCAACGCAAACCTCGGATGGTGGTTCCCGGTCCAGGCCTGTGGCGTAGCCCCTGCCGGGGCCGTTAAGGCTTCTCTGATCATGCGGACTGAGCAGGCGTATGCGTCCTCGACGCTGTTCCTGTATTCACCTTCGGTGAAGGAGATCAACCCAAACTATGGGAAGATCTTGCCTCGCCGGAAGGTGCGGGTGTTTGAGACAACCGGCGGCAACTTGATGCCGCCCGGTCTGAACCTGGGCTATCAGACGAACGCCGGAGGCGTTCCGGCAGGCGTTGATGCGAATGAGCTGGGGGCTTGGGTTCCCGTTAGCGGGCAGAACGTCAGCTACAGCGCCGGAGCTACGCTCTTCTCGCCGACAACGTCCGTGAACACGCAGCCGCTTCACGGGCCGTCAGGAAACGGCCTTTCCGTTCCGTGGGTGCTGCTTCCTGGAAACACCTATGCCTTCACTGCGCAGATGTCCGCCCGGCAGTTCGCTGCGAACAGTACGGGCATAACGCTTAGCCTCGCGTCAGCGATCAGCAGTGCGCCGGGCTCTGCAACGCAGATTACTGGCCCGTCGTTCACTCAGACGGTTTCACCCGGAGACTTCGGCTGGAAGACGGCTTCGGGAACCTTCACCATCCCGAGCACCTACCAGCAGCCTGAGCTACTGATGACGTTCCGTGCGACCGAAACTGTCTCTTCGGGCTCGTACGGTTGGGTGGCCGCGGTTAAGAATCTGCAACTGATCGACGTGACGAATGGGCAGACCGTTCCGGCGTACACGTCGGGCGACGGCACCATGCCAGTCTTTCAGGGCTTCGTGGACAAGTGGGAGTCGCTGACGGAGTACGACAGTACCGCCTCAGTGGTGGCGACGTGCTCTGATGCCATGCGCATTATGGGCGACACTCAACTTCCTTGGGCCCCGCAGGCTTTTGGTTTTCAGCCCGATTGGCGGGTGCTGGGCGCATGGGAGATGACCGGAATCACCGGAAGCTACCCGGTGGACCCGAACGGCCAGATACTTGGTGGAAACCAGGCCAACAACAACAAGCAATACACCACCATGGGCTATTCGCCCGGTTTCAGCAGCGCCGTGCTGCCGGGGTGCTTCCTCGGCTCCGGCAACTCGGGCGTGACGTGGGCGGCGTCTCCGGCGCTCTATCTGACTTCCTTTGGGAAGCTAGCGGCGGGGATGTCAACAGAGTTCTGGTTCATCCCGCGTCAGAACACTTCTGATCCGGTGTCGGGGTATTACGGAACAGGTGACCAGTATGTCACCGCTATGGCGCCGTACTTCTCGGTGTATGCCTCCGTGGCAAACGGAGGCTCCGGCGGGTTTAACCGGGCCTGGTGTGGGTGGGGCGACTGGAACGGGGAATCTGCGGTCCTTACTCCGGGGGCTGCAAATGACGTGATGCTGGGTGGGCATATTGCCATTGAGTGTGCAACGTCTGGGGGGTCGGCTCCGACAGTCACGGTAACGGTGTACTTCAACGGGGCGGTTCTTGTTCAGGGCACTGCCGAACCGCTGACGATGCCCGCCGCTCCTCAGTTCCGGCTCAGCG